TGGTGGAGGAGGCCGGCAAGGGCAATGTCGGAGCGCAGCGTGAGCTGCAGCGGATGATCGAGCGCAACGACCGGATGGAGATCGAGCGGGCCCTGGCCCAGACTCCCAAAGCCGAACGGATCGGCAAAAAGGAAGCCAATGCGCTTCGGGCGCATGATGCCGACCAGGAGCTGGCGGATGAGCTGGACCTGGAGGCGGGGTCGTCGGGCGGTGATGTCCGTCATTGAGCGGCTGCCGCGCTTCGCCTGTCCGGACTGGTGGGAAAAGCTGAACCGCGGCGAGACGCCGATGGCATCGGTTCCGGTAAACGAAGCGCGTGCCGCCCGGGCTCTGGCCTTTTTCAACCGCCTTCGGCTGCCGGATGTGCCCGGCCACCCGACCATGGCTGAGGCCTGCGGCGACTGGTTTCGCGATGTGCTGGTGGCCTTTCTGGCAAGCGAGGACCAGCAAAGCCGGGAAAGAATTGTCTGGGAAGCCTTGCTGGAGGTGCCCAAGAAGAATTCGAAGTCAACCTACACGTCGGGCCTGGCATTGACGGCGCTGTACATGGAGGAGGCGCCCAACCGGCAGATGTTGCTGCTGGGGCCCACCCAGAACATTTCGGAGCGTTGCTTCGATCAGGCCCAGGGAATGATCCGGCTGGACGACAAGCTCAAGGCGATCTTCCGGATCCAGGATCACCTGAAGACGATTACGCGATTCAAAACCGGGACCAAGCTGGAGGTCATGACCTTCGATCCGAAGATCGTTACCGGCGAGATCCCGGTGATGACGATCATCGACGAGCTGCACGAGCTGGGCGACAAGTCGGGCGCGCAGAACGTAATGCAGCAGATCCGCGGTGGCGGCATTACGATGCAGGGCGGCCAGCTGTTCATGATCACGACCCAGTCGCCGCGGCCGCCGTCCGGCGTATGGCGAACTGAACTGGCCAAGGCTCGTGCCATTCGCGATGGCAAGGGTGGGCGGGCGCCGATCATGCTGCCGGTGCTTTACGAGTTTCCAGAGCAGGTCCAGCGCGACGAGGCTTTCTGGAAAGATCGGCGCAACTGGAAGCTGGTTCTGCCCAATCTGGGCAAGTCGATCAGCCGCCAGCGGCTGGAGGATGACTACGAGAACAATGGCAGGGTGACCCGCGAGGCCGAGACGATCTGGCTGTCGCAGCATCTGAATATCGAGGTTGGAATCGGGCTGAACGCCGATCCCTGGATCGCGGCGGAATACTGGCCCAAGGCGCGGCGCGAGGGCGGGCTGAGCCTGGAGCAGCTGATCGCGGCCTGCGACGTGGCGGTGATGGGGATTGACGGCGGCGGGATGGATGACCTGCTGGGCATGGCGGTCATCGGGCGCGATCGCATCAGCCGGACCTGGCTGTGCTGGGCGCATGCCTGGGCACATCCGATTGCCCTGGAGCGGCGCAAGGAAAACGAACCAGCGCTGCGCGGCTTTGAGGTAGATGGCGATCTGACGATCTGCGAGCGTCCAACGCAGGATCTGGTCGAGGTGGCCGAATATGCCGGGATCCTGAAGGATGCCGGGCTGTTGCCTGCCAGCGCGGCCATCGGGCTGGACCCGGCGGGCGTGGCGGCGCTGGTGGATGAACTGGCTGCGGCCGGGATCGAGCCGGCACAGATGGTTGGGGTGCCGCAGGGATACCGGCTGGCGCCGGCGATCTGGGGTATGGAGCGCAAATTGACGGACGGCACGTTTCGCCATGGCGGCCAGGGCTTGATGGCTTGGGCAGTGGGCAACGCGCGGGCTGAGCAGAAGGGAAACGCGGTAATGATCACCAAGGAAGTGGCGGGGAAGGCGAAGATCGACCCGCTGATCGCGGCCTTCAACGCCTTCATGCTGATGTCGCGCAATCCGGCAGCAGGCCGCAAGGCCAGCTATCTGGACAACAACGACCTGATGGTTCTGTCCTGAGATGCGCTGGCCATTCAGCCGCAAGGCGCAGACCTATTCAATCGACCAGCTGGCGCAGCTAGTGTCCGGCTGGATCGGCTATGGCACGATCGGCGGCGGCGTGGTCAACGAGGCCACCGCGCTGGAGGTGCCGGCGGTTCTGGCCGCTGCGCGGGTGATCGCCGAGGGCATGGGCCAGATGCCCATCCGACTGATGGCGCAGAGCCATGACGGCGAGCGGTTGCGCAGGGTGGTGGCGCATGAACATTGGGCGCATCGACTGCTGGCCGTCAGGCCCAACCACTGGCAGACGCCGTTTGAATTTGTCGAAGGCATGACCTTCGGCGCAGTTCTGGGCCGAGGGTCGATTGCGATCAAGAATGTCGTGGGCGGCGAGGTGCGCGAGCTTTTGCCGGTGCCGGGCACAGCCTGGTCGGTCGAGCAGCTGGCGGACTGGTCGCTGCTCTACCGCGTCGACTATGCCGACAAGACCCATGACTATTTTGGCCAGGGCCAGGTTCTGCACCTGCGCGGACCGGCCCTGAACGGTTATGAGGGTCTGCCGGCCGTGCGGGCGGCGCGCGAGGCGATCGGGCTCACCCTGTCGCTGGAGCGCCAGCAGGCCGGGCTGGCAGCCAATGGCGGCAAGCCATCGGGCATCCTGTCGTTTCCCAATGGCTTGAGCGAAGAGTCGCGGGAAAAGCTGGCGCGGCAATGGAAGGAAAAGTTCGGGTTTGGTGGCCAGGGCGGCATCGCTCTTCTGGACCAGGACACCAAGTTCACGGGCGTGACCATGACCTCGATCGACGCGCAGTTCCTGGACACCCGGCGCTTCCAGATCGAGGAAATCGGCCGCGCTTTCCGGGTGTTGCCGATGATGCTGATGCAGTCGGACAAGACCGCCAGCTTCGCGTCCTGGGAGCAGATGCTGCGCATGCACATCACCCATACGCTGGGGCCATGGGAAGTGCGCTGGGAGCAGGCCTTGAACCGCGATGTTCTGGGCCATGCGCCGAACCTGGCCTTCGACATGGACGAGCGGCAGATGCTGCGCGGCGACTTCAAGGACCAGGCGGAATATTACACCAAGGCGCTGGGCGCCGGTGGTCAGCCGGCCTGGATGACCCAGAACGAGATCCGCGAGGAGGTCGGGCTGAACCCGATCGACACACCCGAGGCCAACCGGCTGTCGCCGGGGGCGATGGCGCCGGCGGCGGCGGGTGATGCTGCCGAGCCCGGGAACGCAGACACGACGGATGCCGTCGCAGAAAACGAGGAGACACAGGCATGAGTGCCATCGACCACAAGAGTTTTGCCCTGGAGTGGAAGGCCGAAGCCGATGGGTCCATCGAGGGATATGCCAGTATCTTCGGCAATGTCGACCAGGGTGGTGATCAGGTAGCCAAGGGCGCCTTTCGGGCAAGCCTGAAAAAGCCGCGCCAGGTGAAGATGCTGCGCGACCATGACACGCGCAAGGTGATCGGGGTCTGGGACGAACTGTTGGAGGATGCTACCGGCCTGAGAGTGAAGGGCCATCTGATCCTGTCGGTCGCCGAGGCGCAGGAAACCTATGACCTGGTCAAGGCCGGGGCGCTGGACGGGCTGTCGATCGGCTACCGCACGACCAAGGCGAAGATGGATGCCAGCGGCGTGCGGATAATCCAGGAGGCGGAATTGTGGGAAGTGTCCGTAGTGACCTTCCCGATGAATGAGCTTGCAGTCATCGACGCGGTCAAGGCCGCCGACATGACCGAGCGCGATATGGAACGAAGGCTCATGCAGGACGCTGGGTTTTCCCGTTCCGTGGCCCGTCGGCTGATGGCCGGGGGCCTCAACGCGGTCAAGGCCATGCAGGACGCTGGCGCGGATCGTGAGGACCTGTGGGCCGCTTTGCGCGCCCGCGCACAACTTCACCATGCGTAAGGAGTGACCAGCATGGACGATCTGGAACTGAAAAAGCTTGTCGAGGACGGCAACAAGACCATCGAGGCCATTCGCGGCGAAGTGGCCGAGCTGAAGAAAGGCGATCCGCTGACCGAGCAGAAGATGGCGAAGATGGAGGCCGACCTGGCCGCTACGCTGTCGGCCAAGGCGGCGGAGGAGCTGCAGCGCAAAGCGCTGGAAGAGCGGATTCGCGAGATGGAGACCAAGATGGCCCGTCCGGGCAATCGCGGTTTCGAGACCGGCGAGACCCAGGCGCAAGCCGAGCACAAGGCGGCGTTCCTGGAATTTGCGCGGAAGGGCGGCGATGGCGGTATCGGGCAGAAGCTGTTCGATCTGCAAAGCAAGGCAGCCGACGTGCAGGTGGCGACGGCGGCCAGCGGCGGCTATGCCCTGCCCAAGCAGCTGTCGGACGGGCTGTTGAAGCAGTTGGTCGATATCTCGCCCATCCGGTCTCTGGCTACCGTGGTGAACGTGTCGACCACGGACTATCACGACCTGATCGACGTGAACGGCTTCGCGAGCGAGTGGCTGGGGGAGACTTCGACCCACAACCAGACCAACACGCCAAGCTTGGCGGACGTTGTTCCGACCTGGGGCGAGCTGGCGGCGAAGCCCGAAGCCACGCGTTGGTCAATCCAGGATCTGAACTTCGACGTTGCGTCGTGGCTCATGCAGCGCGGGGCAGAAGCCTTTGCCGTGGCCGAAGGCGTGGCCTTCATCAGCGGCAACGGCACGAACAAGCCGACGGGCTTCCTTACCGGTACGCCGGTGGCGACGGCGGATGCTGGGCGGGCTTTCGGCACCTTGCAGTATGTAGCGAGCGGCCAGGCGAGTGCCTTGGCGGCCAACCCGTTCCTGACGACCAAGGACATGGTCGCAGGGCTGAAGGCGGGCTATCGCCGCAACGGCACCTGGGTGATGAACAGCCTGACCCAGGCCGCCCTGGCCAAGATCGTGGACAGCCAGGGCCGGTTCCTGATGCAGTATTCCGTGTCCGCCGGGCAGCCCGACATGATGGAAGGCTATCCCGTCGCGATCGCCGAGGACATGCCGGTCATTGCCGCCAACGCCTTCCCGATTGCCTTTGGCGATTTCAGGGCGGGCTATCTGGTGGCGGATATTCCGGGCATCTGGATGACGCGGGATGATGTGACCAAGACGGGCTATGTGCGCTTTGCCATGGGCAAGCGGGTCGGCGGCAAGTTGCGCGATTCGAACGCCATTAAGCTGATGAAGATCGCGATCTCGTAAGGCCGGGCGGCCTTGCGCTATTGGGCGGGGCGCGGTGCCCCGCCCTTTTTCATGGGAGTTCATGATGAAGATTTCGCAAAACCTGCTGATCGTGCTGCCCGGCGATGTTTATCCGACCGAGCTTGCGGCGGGGACAGACCTGGCCGAAGTGGTGGCGCCGGAACATCTGGAGGACGTGATCCAGACCGCGCGTGACTGTGGCGTGATCGAGGAGGAAGCGGCGGCCGCACCCAAAGGTCGGAAGAAAGACGCGGCCTGATGTCGTTTCTGCAGTTGGTGACACCGCCCGTCGGAACCTTGGTGCCCGAGGCGGTGCTGCGCGCCCATGTGCGCGTCGACGCACCCGAGGATAGCGAGCTTCTGACCCAGTACGAGGCAGCGGCCCACGCCTGGATGGATGGACGTTCCGGTATTCTTGGCCGGGCCATCCTGCCGCAGACCTGGGCGGAGACCTTCGGGGGCTGGGGGTCGTACCGGCTGAGCCTGCCGGATGTCGATGCCGGTTCGGTGGTGGTCAGCTATGACCCGCTGGGCGACAATGTCTTTGTGGCTGGGGGCACGGTCGTGCAGCGCCGCGATGGGGCGGAGACCATCGTTACCCTTGATGGGCCAAGCGCCGCCGCGGTGCGGGTGACCTATGCCTGCGCGATGAGCGCCGCCAGGCTGGCGCAGGTGCGGCAGGCTGCGCTGTTCTTGGCGGCGCATTGGTATCGGACCCGCGAGGCCGTGACCGAGGGCGTGGGCCTGGCCGAGGTGCCGATGTCGGTGCGCAGCCTGGTGGCGCCGCTGGTCTGGGGCGCGTTCTGACCATGCGTGCGGGTGATTTGAACCGCCGCGTGACGGTGCTGCGTGGCGTGCTGTCGACCGGGCTGCAGCGTCAGGTGGGTGCTTTTGAAGAGGTGGCGCTGCTGTGGGCCGCCAAGAGCGATGTTTCCGATGGCGAGCGGTTGCGCGCCGGACAGATGGGTGCCGAAATCACCACGCGGTTCCGCGTACGCAACGCCACCACGGCGCGCGGCATAACCCCTGCTGACCGGCTGCGCTGTGGCGGACGAGACTATGACATCCTGGGGATCAAGGAAAGCGATCGGGGCGACTATCTGGAATTGACCGCCCGGGCACGGGCCGACGCGGCGCTGGAGTAACGGGGCATGGCAAGCGGCATTCGCATCGAGGGCATGGCCGATCTGGACCGCGCCTTGCGCGAGCTGTCGCAGTCGACCGCGCGAGGCATCGGGCGGCGGGCAGCGGAAAAGGCGCTGGAGCCGGTCGCGGCCGCTGCCAAGGCCGCCGCACCGCGCGGGGCCGGGGCCGGCAAGCATTATGCCGACAGCATCGGCGTGGCCTCGAAGCTTAAGCCGTCGCAGGCCCGCGAGGCCAGGGCAGAGGGCGGGGTGCCGAGCCGCGATGTTCTGGTGCGCTATGTCGGATCCAGCGCGCCGCATGCGCATCTGATCGAGTTCGGCACTGGGCCCCGGCATCAGAAAAACGGCAAGTTCACCGGCGTCATGCCGCCGCATCCGCATATGCGGGTGGCCTGGGATGCCAATGGCAACCGGGTGCTAGAGCTTCTGACTGCAGGGCTGCGCGAGGAGCTGGACAAGACCCTGGCGCGGATCGCCAAGCGCGCGGCGAAAGCGGGGGCGCAATGATCGAGCAGATCCTGGTGAACCGGCTGCGTGGCGGCCTGACCGGCGTGGGCGTCGATTGGGGTTATTCGCCGCAGGGCTTTGTGCCGCCGCGGGTGGTGCTGACCCTGGTGTCGGGCATTCAGGGTTATGAGCACGGCGGGGTGGTGACCGATTTGCGGCAGGCCCGCGTGCAGATTGATTGCTATGCCCTGGGCGCGGACGCAGTCGTGGCCCTCAAGGGGCAGGTCCTGGCCCTTACCTCGGGATGGATTGACCGCGCGCAGGGCGTTCTGGGCTGTTTTGTCACGGCCGAGCGGGACTTTGAGGCAGGGACGGAGGGCGTGGATCAGGTATCCCGCCGCATCATCGAAATCATGGCGCATTACAAGGAGAGCTGACCATGCCGGTTGACAGACAGTTGGGGTTTGAGGCGGTCGTTTATGTCGGCGCGGATGCGGCGGCGTCGACGGCCACCATTCTTCTGGGCGGGGTGACCAAAATCAACCCACCGGAATGGGCGCGGGACGCCGTCGACGTGACCGACAGCGACAGCCCGAGCCGGACCCGTGAATTCATTCCGGGCCTGGCCGATGCCGGCGAGATGACGATCGAGCTGAATTTCGATCCGAACCACGCTACGGAAACCGAGATCCTGGAGATGATGGGCGAAAAGACCGCCCGGCTTTGGGAGATCAAGATGACGCAGTTCGCCACCGGCAAGAAGATGCAGTTCCGCGGCTTTCTGATCGCCAAGGGCCCGGCCACGCCGCAGGATGCCCAGATCACGCAGTCGATCACTGTCAAGGTGACCGGCGCCATTACGTGGCTGGCGACTCCGTAACCCATGGCCCAGGCGATTGCATTCGAGGCGCTGGGGCGCCGCTGGTCGCTGCGCTACGGCTTCAACGCCCTGGTGCGGCTGGAGGAGGAATTCGACCGGCCGATTTCTCGTATTGGCGAGGTATTGAGCCCGGTCGATGGCGACCTGCGCTTGGCCGATCTGTTGCGGGTTTTCACGGCTGGACTGGAAGATCGAAGCCTGACCAAGGCCGAGATTGGCGAGCTGGTTGATGACCTGGGTCCGGCCGCCGCCGGTGAACTGGTCGGTCGAGCCTTTCAGCTGGCCTTTCCCGAGGCCGCCGAAGAGGCCCACAACGGTGCGCAGATGCCGGGAAAGCGCCGGGGGACGACCGGCTGAACTGGCCCGGCCTGCTGGAAGGCTGGGCCGGGGCGGGCCGTTCCCTGGAGGAATTCTGGGCGGTGACGCCCAGAGAATACCAAGCAGTCATGGCGGGCGTAAGTGCGGTGGAACTGGCGCGGCTGCGCCGCAAGCAGGCCGTGGCATATACCCAAGCGCTTTTGTTCCGCTTGGCCATGTCGGGGCGGCGGTTCCCCGATTTTGACCAGGTCTTTCCAGACCCGGAACGTGCAAAGCGCCGCATGAGCGGCGCAGAAATAGAGGCCGTCCTGCAGCAATGGACGGTGGCCATCAACGGAGGTCGCGCCAGCGACCCTGATCCAGAGGAGTAGGCGAAGTGGCGGCAATCGTAGGTGCCTTGCGCGCGATCCTGTCCTTGGAAAGCGCCGCCTTCACCAAAGGTCTGAGTGATGCCCAGCTCAGGCTGAAAGACTTCGACAAGAAGATGAAGGGCATTGGCGGAGGGATGCAAAAACTGGGCCTGGCAGTATCCGCCGCCGGGGCGGGTATCGCCGCCAGCCTGCGGTCGGCCCTGAACCAGGCTGATGACATGGGCAAGGCGGCGCAGAAATTCGGCGTTCCGGTCGAAGCTTTGTCGCAGCTGGCCTATGCAGCAGACCTGTCGGATGTGTCGCTGGAAACGCTGGGACAGGGACTGAAACGGCTGTCAATCGATATGGCGAGCGGCGGCGCGGCCCTTGCCAATGTCGGAATAGCCGTGCGCGACGCAACCGGTCAGATGCGCCCGACGCAGGAAGTGCTGGCTGATGTCGCTGACCTTCTGGCAAAAATGCCCGATGGGGCCGACAAGACGGCGCTGGCGGTGCGGCTCTTGGGCAAGTCGGGTGCCGAGATGATTCCGCTGCTGAATGGCGGCGGCCAGGCGCTGCGCGACATGGCGGCCGAGGCGGATGCGCTGGGCCTGACGATTTCCGAAAATACGGTAGAGGCAGCGGAAAGATTTAACGACAACCTCAGGCGGCTGTGGGGGACGCTGCAAGGCCTGTCGATCGAGATTGCCGCGACCCTGGCCCCGACCCTGAAAAGCCTAAGCGACAAGGCTGTGGAGTTCTCGAAATGGTTCCGCGACTTGTCGCCCGTGACGAAAGAATGGATGGCGAATCTGGCACTGGTTACCGTGGCCGCTGGCCCGGCATTGATCGCGCTGGGCGCGCTGGTGAAAAGCCTGGGAATGATCCGCGCGGTTCTGGCGGGCATCACGGCGATGATGGCCGCCAACCCGATCGTTCTGGGTGCCATGGCCATCGCAGGGGCGGCCTATCTGATCTATGCGAACTGGGGGCCGATCAAGCAGTTCTTCATCGACATCTGGGACGGGGTGAAGGCGGCGGCCGATGCGACCTATCAGGCGATCGAGGATGCCACCCTGGCCACGCGCGACTGGGTCTTGGCCAAGTGGGATGGGTTGAAGGCGGAATTCGCGCTGCGTCTGGATCAGGTGCGGGTCGCCTTCATCGAGTTGTGGGAGAAGATCAAAGCGACCACGGCGCAATGGGTGACCGATTTTCTGAATGTCGGCATGCAGATTGTCGAAGGCTTGAAAGCTGGAATCGAGGCGGGGTGGGACCAACTGGTGACCTGGTTTACCGCTAAGGCGACGGCGATGATCGATTCGATCTTGGAGGTCTTCGGCATCCATTCGCCGTCCAGGGTGTTTCACGACATCGGCGAGAATGTGACTGCCGGCCTTGCCAACGGGCTTTCGGCCGGCAGTGACCGAGGCGGTGTCTGGCGCCTCGGGCAGCCTGAAATCGGCACTGGAGGATGTGAAAGACTGGGGCCGTGACACATTCGCCGGGCTTTTGAAGGGCACGACCACTTTGGGCCAAGCGCTGGGCGGGCTGCGGGACAAGCTGATCGACACATTCGCCAACAACGCGTGGGATAACTTGTGGGGGGCGCTGTTCGGCGGGTCGGGCGGTGTTGGTGAGGGCGGTGGTTTGCTGTCCGGCGTGTTCAATGCAAACGGAAATGTGTTCCGGTCCGGGCGCGTAGCGGCCTATGCCAAGGGCGGTGTGGTGACTGGACCCACGACCTTTCCAATGCGGGGCGGCATGGGGTTGATGGGCGAGGCCGGGCCGGAGGCGATCTTGCCCCTGTCGCGCGGGCCAGACGGCAAGCTTGGCGTGATGGCCCGGGGCGGCGGCGGAAGCCAGGTGATCGTGCAGCAGACGATCAACATCAGCGCCGGGGTGGCGCAGACCGTGCGCGCCGAAATGCTGGGCCTGTTGCCGCGCTTCAAGGAGCAGGCGCTGGCGGGCGTGATCGAAGCCAATTCGCGCGGCGGTGCTGCCCGGCGGGGTCTGGCGTGACGATCAGCTTTCCCCTTGCCTGGCCGAGTGGCGCCGGTGGCGTGCGGCGCACAACCCTGCGGCCTGTCGTTGTGGTGCAGGACAGCCGTTCGCCCTTTACCGGGGCGGGACAGGTGTTTGCCTGGCCCGGCGAATGGTGGGAGGCCGAGGTGAGCCTGCCGCCGATGGCGCGCGAGCGGGCGGAGATCTGGGTGTCCTGGCTGATGTCGCTGCGCGGCAAAGCGGGCAGCTTTCTGTTCGGACCGCCCCACGCGGCCACCGCCCAGGGCCTGGCCACGGGCCTGCCAAAGGTGAACGGCGCGGGCCAGACCGGCGCGGTGTTGGTGATGGATGGGGCGACGGCCTCGGTCACTGGCTGGCTGAAGGCGGGGGATTTCATTCAGCTGGGCGCGGGATCCTCGGCGCGGCTACACAAGGTGTTGGCCGATGTGGCAACCGATGCCGGCGGCAATGCCACTCTGGACATCTGGCCGTCAATCACCGCCGCCCCGGCTGACAATGCTGTAATCACCCTCGCCAGCCCAAAGGGGCTGTTTCGCCTGGTGGCCAATGATCTAAGCCATGATGTGGACGAGGCCGCGCTTTATGGCCTGTCCTTCGGCATGCGGAGCGACGTATGAGCCGTGTGATTCCCGCGCCGCTGCTGGCTGCGCTGCTGCAGCCCTTGGCGCAGCCCTATCTGGCGGTGGAGATTCTGTTCGATTCAGGCGCGGTACGTCTGTGGACGGGCCATGGCAATCTGGTCATCGACGGCCAGACCTATACCGGGTCCGGAATGTTGCTGAGCTTTTCCGATGTGCAGGAGACCGGCGATCTGTCGGCCCGCGACATGACGGTGACCCTGTCGGGGATCGACAGCGCCATGATCGCCCTGGCCCTGGCCGAGCCGTTCCAGGGGCGAAGGGCGCGGGTGCTGCAGGGTGCCGTCGGCGTGAGCGACGTGGTCGAGGTTTTCGACGGCATCGTGAACACCATGCCGATTCGGGATGGTGCGGCCAGCTGCGTGATTTCGGTGCAGCTGGACAGCAAGCTGGTCACCTTGCGCCGCCCGAGGCTGCGCCGGTTGACCGACGAAATGCAGCGCGCCCGCTACCCCGACGATACCTTTCTGTCCTTCGTCGCCTCGCTGGTGACGGCGGAGATACCCTTTGGCCGCAAGACCGGAGTCGAAACCTGACATGCCGAATTACGAGGCCTTCACGCGGTATCTTGCCGATGCCGAGACGCGAAGCTTTGGCTTGGGCGTCTGGGACTGCCTGGCCTTTGCCCATGGCGCGCAGGCGGCCCTGCACGGTCGCGGCTTTGCCGAGGATTGGCT